TATCTATGCTCCAACAGAGCCAGAAAATGTATGGGAAATCCCAGATACTCGTGAGGGGTGGGTTGACTCAGTAAGAATGCTTTTAAATTCATACCTACGACCTAATCAGGCTATACAGAAGTTTAACTATGACCTTATCCGTCCACTAGGAGCACCCATAAAGGGCTTTGGTGGGGTTGCTAGCGGTCCAGAACCGCTAATTGCATTACACAGTAAGATAGACAAGGTAATTGGCGGTAGATCAGGAGAAACTCTTGACTCTCGTGCAATAGTAGACATTGTAAATCTTATTGGAACATGTGTTGTTTCTGGTAATGTTCGTCGTTCCGCTACCTTGGCTTTAGGAAATGCTGAAGATAAAGATTTTATTAATTTAAAGAATGCAGAGGTTTTTCCAGATAGAAACTCATTTGATTCAGAGAATCCAGGATGGGCTTGGATGTCTAATAATTCTATTTCTGCAGAAGTTGGAACAAAGTATGAAGACTATGTTGACTTAATTGCAGACAATGGAGAGCCAGGATTTATTTGGCTAGATGTTGCTAGAGATTATGGAAGATTAGCAGACGCTCCAGATTATAAAGATTCTCGTGTTATGGGCTTTAACCCATGCGCCGAACAACCATTGGAAAGTTATGAATTATGCACACTTGTAGAAGTTCATTTAAATCGTCATGAAAATAAAGAAGACTTTTTACGTACATTAAAGTTTGCTTACTTATATGGCAAGACTGTTACGCTTATGCCAACACATTGGCAAACCACAAATGGAATTATGCAACGTAATCGTCGTATCGGAACATCCCTTACTGGTATTGCATCTTTTGCAGATAAAAAAGGTATGCCAATTATTCGTGAGTGGATGGACGAAGGATATAAAAAGATTCGTTCATATGATCACACATACTCAGAATGGCTATGTGTACGTGAATCAATTCGTGTGACTACCGTCAAACCTTCAGGATCTGTTTCACTATTATCTGGTGCAACACCAGGAGTCCATTGGGGTCCAGGAGGAGAGTTCTATCTTCGTGCTATAAGGTTTGGTAATACAGATCCAATGGTGCATTTGTTTAAAGCAGCAGGGTATAAAATTGAAGATGACGTAGTATCAGCAAACACTTCAGTAGTATATTTCCCAGTAGCATCTGGACATCCTCGTTCTGAGAAAGATGTAAGTCTTTTTGAAAAGATTGGTTTGGCTGCTACCGCTCAAAAGTACTGGTCTGATAATGGAGTATCCGTAACTTTATCATTTGACAAGGAATCTGAGACCAAGCACATTGCCCCAGCATTACATATGTATGAAGGTCAATTAAAGGCAGTTTCATTTTTGCCTATGGGTAATAAAACTTATCCACAGCAACCATATACAAACATTACAAGAGAAGAATATAACTCTTATGTTGGCAAAATTGGTAAAATTGATTGGTCTGCTATTTATGATGGCAAGGATAATCTTGATGCAGAGTCTGAAAAGTATTGTTCAACAGACGCTTGCGAAATCAAGTTATATTAGTCTTCATCCTGCTATAATAAGGGGATAGGAGAAATATGTCTACCCCATCAAACTTGTATGCAGAAAAAATATATTCGGAGCATCCGCTAGTTTTGTGGGCATTAGACGATACTCTTGACTATAAAAGTTTAATTACTGAAGCGCAACGCAATATTGCAACATTGTGGTCAAACTTTGCAGATGCAACACTTGCAGAATCCTTTGAAGATTTAAATCAGCCATTTGTAGATAGTCATTTATCAAGAATTAGAGTTAACGTCCCCGTATCAGAAACACTTGAAGCATCAATTATTAGCCCAAATATACTTAATATTAATACTTTTGCAGATCTTGGAACATTTACTATTGGATCATACTTTTACTCAAATAGCGTTTATTTGCAAAGTGTTTCTATAGGTTATGAATATACAGATCCAGCCACATCAACTATAGTCCAAAATTTAAAAACATTTACTAGCACACTTTATCAAAAATGGGGATTTATTTCTGAAACTTTTGAAATTCCAAATGTTTCTGCACAGTTACGACTTGTTATTAAAATTAAAATTTTTGAAGGTTCAGGAACATCAGCAGAGAATGAGTTTTATATAAATGGCATTACTTTTGGGCAATGGAATGAAGAATTTAATACATACTCTCTAAATGGAATAACAGAAACCACAGTCCCACCAAGCATAAGTATTTATGGCGGGTATGATGCAGTAGAGGCACAAGCATATGGAGTTGCAGAGGACTCTGGATACTATATTACTGAAGGTGGTCTAAAATGTAAAAATACTGGCATCCCCTTGGTTTACGGTGCAAGCGGAGTAACAAGATTAGAACCAAATACTGACGCATCGTTAATCCTTCCAGGTAAAGGATTTTTAAATAAAAAAGGCCAGTATAACGATTACACAATTGAATTTTGGGCAAGAATAGCAGTAAACACATCTACACCATTTAAAATATTTGGACCAATAGCGTCTGAAGATGGTTTGTATGTTGAAGATGGATTTTTAACATTAGTTATTGGCGATCAGTTTTCATCACACTTCGTTGGTGAGTGGTTTAGACCAATGCTTATTCATATTCGTTTAATTAAAGATTCTGCATCTTTATTAGTTAATGGTGAAGAGGTTTTATCGTTATCTTTAGATACCGCCAATCTAACCCTTCCAGCAGAACTTGATAATAGTGGAGATAGCCAAGACTGGGTAGGATTTTATGCAAGCAACACTGTGTATCCTTTTGAAATTGACTGCGTCGCTATATATTCTTATCAGGTTCCAGTTACAGTTGCAAAACGCAGATGGGTTTATGGACAAGGAGTTGTTTCTGCAGAAGGCATAAACTCATCATATGGAGGAACAACCGCTTTTATAGATTATCCATTTGCAAATTATACGGCTAACTATAATTATCCAGACTTTGCTGGTTGGGATCAAGGAAGTTTTGATAACCTAGCAACTAGTCAAACAAATTTAAGAACACCTGAGTATTCCTTACCAGAAATATTCCTAGGCACTAAAACATTGCAAGAACTATATGATGCAAATAAAGACATACAAGATAACGAGTCTGGCCCTGTTATTAGCGATAAGTTTTTATCTTTTAGGCCTAACAATACTTGGAACTCCATTGAATCGTATATTAATTTTTCAAGATTTAACTTGTTATCAAGTGAAGTTGAAAGTTGTTATGGAGTATTTAGTTCTAATAATTTAGCATCAGATGAAATATTATTTAAAATATACAATCCTTTAAACAATAACTACTTTACAATTCTTAAAGACGGAAATTTAATTAAATATTCATTAACCTATAATGGAACTACGCAACTGTTATTTACTTCTAGCGCAATAACCACTAATAGCCTTTTTGCAGTTGGATTTAACATAAAAACATTGTCAGAAAAATTTGGTAGTAATATAAGTTCCTTCTTTGGAAATCAAAGTTCATTAAAAATGTACGTATGTGGAGACGACTCTGGAGAGTATACTTTTACAGGAAGACTTTATTCTGTTGGGCTAGGTACAACATTAAATTCTACAAAAATAACAACTCATATTGACGCAAACGGCTTTATTGAATTAGACAAGGGTCAAGAATTAATTGATCACACAGCAAGTTACACAATACTTCCATCAGAAGCATATGAAAAATATTTCTTAGATATAGGTGTTGCAGGATACTGGCAAGACTATTTACCACTTTCTTACTTTGCTCAATTCGTAAAAAATAGCAGTGGTCAAGAATTTTATGAAATAGATTTTTTACAATTTAACCTAGGATACCCAACAACAACGACTCTTCAGCAAGAATCTGGAACATCTTCTTCTTATTATAATACAGAAGGAGCACAGATAAAAAGTTATGTAACATTTCAATATGTTGCAGACGGTGCAAACATACCTACTTCTTTTGCTAATGAAGAGTCGCCAGATGAGTATAAAGTACTTGATTTAAATAATTACGAAGACTGGGAAACAACAAGATTTGAAATTTTAAATAACACGTTAATTTACCTAATTAAAACCATAGATTTTAATCAAATTGCAATTGTCTATAGTCTTGAATTTAATAGTCGTGGAATTTTAACTAAACCAATTTTATTAAACAAGTTACAGTTGGCCTCTCAAGCATTTAATGACAACTCATTTAACCCAGTAGGAACAAGGTTTGGAGTAGATCTATTTCCATATAAAAAGAATGGCATTTACTTTGACTACAAGTCTAAGAATCCATTTAGTATATATAAAGAAAGCACCCCATATTTATACCTAACAAAAACATCTGGAATTGAAGTACGTGGTGAAATAAATATTTTAGAAAATCGTGGATTAACTCTTCCAATTAACAAAGAATTGGCAACAGACTACAAGGTAAGCGCTATGCAGTTGTGGCTAAGATATGATCAAGATACGTTTCCAGCAACAGCAACAGAAATTTTTGAAATTAACCATAAGAGTGGAACTTTAAGATTTTATTTACAGGCTAACAGCGCCGATTTAGATAGAGGTAGAATATTTGTTTTAAATCAAAACGGTGTCCCATATAACGGAGTTGGATTTTATTTAAATGGTAGCCTAGTGAGAGAGCCAGTCCTATCTCTTAAAGAGTGGTCATCTATAGGTATAGCATTTTTAACCTCTCTTGTCTATAATTCATATCTTGGAAGCATAAATTTGACGGGGCCAATATTATTTAATAACATTGCATATTATCAGGCAAACAGCCTACAAGAGGTTGAAAGCAGAACCTTTAGGTCTTGGTTCCAGGTATTGACGGATGGTATAACAACAAATGATTGGCAATTTTGGTCCAGTAACTTTACCTGGGATGGAATGTTAGTGATAGGATCATCAGAGTTCTATGGAATTAACCCTTCAGATATTTATAAGACATACATAGGCACAAATAAGATAATTGTTGATGACGGAGAAGGCTTAGTCTACCAACCTGAAAAATTAAATATATATGCAGGTACAGAGTGGTCAACTAACGTCTCTACACCAGTATAGTCTGATATACTTATGGTTATGGAATCCTTAATTAATCCAAAAACTGGTAAGCCTTATGTTAAAAATGTCCGTCGTCAGGTAATAGACAAGCACTATGACTGGGGTCTTTACGTATATAAGACATCCGCTGGTAAATGGTTTACAGACGAAGAAGGCTCAGTTTTAAATATACCTTCAGACCGTGGAGACATTACAAAAATTGCAGAGTTAAAAAAGGTTGCAATACATCACGGAGATGATGGACTTGGTACAGCAGTATTTGTACCAGGGCTAACTCAGGTTAGTGAAGAAGAGTATTCCGAACAAAAAGCAAGACTAAAAGAAGGATTGATTCCCTCAATGAACGACTTGGGTGCTTGGCATGCAGCACAACAAACATTAGAAAAACATGGAAGAGGGGCAGTGGATGAGTGACCAAGAGTATATCCGTGCAAGTCTTAATACAGAAGAAAAAGAAGACAACATTTTTAAATCACATGACCCATTTAACAAAACTTGGGATGTTTTAAAAGATTATGTTGGGCTTGACCAAAACTTTCGCCGTAGAACAACTCGTAATTTAACAAAATACGCAGCACCAGAATTTAATGAAGCATACCTAGACGCAGCAAACGCAACCCCATCTGGAGTAAATGCGGGATCTAAACAAATCAACCCTGGCACGGTATACAGAAATGGTTACGGACTATTTGACGTAATTACCCCTCCATACAACATGTATGAGTTAGCCAACTTCTATGACACATCATTTGCTAACCATGCTGCTATTGATGCCAAAGTAGAAAACATTGTTGGTCTTGGATATCGCTTTGATATATCAGATAGAACGTTATTAAGGTTTGAAATGAACGAAGATGCAGGTGCGGTAGAACGTGCTCGTAATCGTATTGAAAGAGCCAAGATTCAAGTACGTGACTGGTTAGAAAATTTAAATGATGATGATAGTTTTACAAAAACAATGGAGAAGGTTTATACAGACCTTCAGGCAACAGGTAATGGTTTTATTGAAGTAGGCAGAACAACTGCTGGAGAAATTGGTTATGTTGGCCACATTCCAGCAACTACTGTTCGTATACGACGCTTGCGTGATGGGTTTGTGCAGATTATTGGTCAAAAGGTGGTTTACTTTAGAAACTTTGGAGCAAAAAATGCAAATCCTATGGGTACAGATCCACGCCCTAATGAAATAATTCATTTAAAAGAATACTCACCTTTAAATACATTTTATGGTATTCCAGATATTATTGCAGCAATGCCATCTCTTATCGGAGACCAACTTGCTTCTCAATATAACATTGACTACTTTGAAAACAAGGCTGTACCAAGATATGTTGTAACCCTAAAGGGTGCAAAACTTTCAGGTGATGCTGAAGATAAAATGTTTAGATTTTTACAAACTGGACTTAAGGCTCAGTCCCATAGAACCCTTTATATCCCGCTTCCTGGAGACACAGAAGGAAATAAAGTTGAATTTAAGATGGAGCCAATTGAAAACGGTATCCAGGATGGATCATTTAAAGAGTATCGCAAACAAAACCGTGATGATATTTTAATTGCCCATCAAGTTCCTATTTCAAAACTAGGTGGTGCAGATTCTGGAGGCGTTGCAGCAGCGCTTTCTCAAGACCGTACATTTAAAGAACAGGTATCTCGTCCAGCACAAAGACATCTAGAAAAGGTTGTAAACAAGATTATAAAAGAAAAAACAGATATTCTTGAACTTAGGTTTAACGAATTAACCTTAACTGATGAAATTGCACAATCTCAAATTCTTGAAAGATATGTAAAGACTCAGGTTATGACTCCTAATGAGGCTCGTGAAATGTTAGACTTGCCACTAAGGGCGGATGGGGACACGCCATTTGTTATGTCTCCAAGACAAGCAACTGATGCTAGAGCAAATTTAGCAGGGAATCGTCAAAGAGATGCAGAACGAACAAATAACAATTCTGATTCGCCAACTACTATATCTGGACGCAATGCACAAGGTGAAGGTAGATCGTCTCAATAATTGAGAAATTCTTTCAAAGCGGTGCTATAATTATAACGTTATGTTAATAAACAAGGCTCATTGGGAAACTAAAGGTGACAGTGTTCGCCTTTCAATGCCCATTGGAAAAGTAGATGTTGAGCGCCGTATGGTCTCTGGTTTTGCAACCCTAGACAACGTTGATCGCCAAAATGACATTGTAACAACAGAGTCTAGTATAAACGCTTTTAAGAATTTCCGTGGTAACCTTCGTGAAATGCATCAACCAAGTGCTGTTGGTAAAATTGTTTCTTTTAAAGAAGATAAGTATTTTGATCCAAGTACTAAAAAGTTTTATAGCGGAGTTTATGTTTCTGCTTACGTTTCAAAAGGTGCACAGAATGCATGGGAAAAAGTTTTAGATGGAACCTATACTGGTTTTTCAATAGGTGGAAACATTAAAGAATGGGATGACGCTTACGACGAGAAAATAGATAAGACAATTCGTGTAATTAAAACTTATGAGTTGTCAGAACTTTCTCTTGTAGATAATCCAGCAAATCAATTTGCAAACATAGTTTCTATTGAAAAAATTAATGGGCAAAACGTAGTTGATGGATATCTATCAAAAACAGAAATTGAAAATGTATTTTGGGACTCAGAAAACGGTATTGTAATGGTGTCTGATTCTGATTCTGCAACAAGCCCAGTAAATGGTAATGCGATGCAGAATATTGGTTTTATAGAAAAGAATGATAAAGATACTGAAAAACTAATAAAATTCTTAGTTGATAGTGCTAAAGGCATTAATACAATTAAGATTACTAAGGAGGTAAATCTAATGACAGAATCAACAAACACAGTTTCAGAAACTGTAGTTGAAAATGCAGAGGTTGCTCCAGAGGCACAAGCAGCAGAGGTAGTAGCAGAAGCAACAGCAATTGTTGCAGAAGCAGTAGAAACCCCTGCAGTCGCTGAAGAAGCACCAGCAGTTGAAGAACTTGCTCTTGCTAAATCAGATGACGCTAGTGCAGAATCTTCTGTTGCAAAAGCAGCAGTTGAAGTAGAGACTGTGGTGGAAAAATCCGTTGCAGATGTTAAAGAAGAAGTTGCTAAAGCGGTTTCAGAAATTAATAATTCTCTTACTAATGCCTTTGGCGATCTTGCTGCAACTATCAAATCTCTTAACGAGAAGGTAACAGCAGTAACAAAATCTCTTGAATCGGTAACATCTGATGTTAATGGAATCAAGAACAACTTTAACGAGTTTGGCAAGCGAGTAGATCTTGTAGAACAAGATACCGCTTTCCGCAAGTCTGGCGATCTAGGCGAGATCGTACAGGAATCACCACAAGTGATTCATAAAACCCTATGGGGCGGTCGTTTCCTCACAAATGCCGACCTATTTAACTAAGGTAAAAAATCACTAGGAGGTGAAAAATAATGTCGGAACAAAACACAAACATAGAAAAAAACTATCCAGGTTCAGGAGATGGCGCAGAGATTAACTCAGCGGGATCTTTAGTATCGGGTGGTGTTGGTAGTGCTACTGGTCTGAATGCTGCAGGAGGATCTGTAGGTTCACAACTTGGTAACACTGCTACTGCAGGATTCGGATCAACATCTGGAGCAAATGCAGTAAACCCAACAGGTACTGCAGGAGGTATTCTTGCACCTGAACAAGCACAACGCTTTATTGATTACGTATGGGATGCAACTGTCCTTGCTAAAGATGGCCGTCGTGTCACCATGAGAGCAAACACCATGGAAATTGAAAAAGTCAACGTTGGAGAACGTGTAATTCGTGCAGCAGCACAAGGCTCACCAAACTACACAAACACTGGCGCTAGATTTACAAAAGTTGAACTAACAACAAAAAAGATTCGTCTTGATTGGGAAGTAGCAACTGAAGCACTTGAAGACAATATTGAAGGCGGAGCATTGGAAGATCGTCTAGTACGATTGATGACCAACGCATTCGGTAACGATATTGAAGATCTTGCTATCAACGGTGATGGAGCAACAGGAGATTTCTTGTCCATCATGTCTGGTTTCGTAAAGCAAACTCGTGGAACAGTAGGAAATGCTGCTCACGAATATGCTGCAACAGTAGCCAACAACGAATTTACCACATCAGTAATGCAAGGCTTGCTATTAGCAATGCCTCGTAAGTACCGTGCACTTAAGAGCAATCTTAAGTTCTACGCAGGTACTGATGCTTTTGCTGGTATCGTTCGTAACAACGGTACACTAGCAGATGCTATCTCAGCAGCGTTCTCTGATCGCACTGGTAGCACACAAGGAAATCGTCAAGATTACTTGGATGGTGCTGCACAGACATTTGGTAATGCACGTGTAACTCGTGTACTAGGTGTAGATGTACTAGAAGTTCCTTACTACCCAGCAGGTTATGTTGATTTAACATTCCCTTCTAACCGTGTATGGGGCTTCCAGAGAGACATCACTGTAAACCGTGAATACAAGCCAAAGAAAGACACAATTGAATACACAGTATTCGTACGATTTGGTCTTGCTTGGGAAGAACTAGATGCAGTCGCTTATGTTGACTCAGATAGTGCTGATTCCTAAAATATAGTCATCACGTACTAGGGAGGGCGGAATAAAAACCGCCCTCCTTATTGTCATTCTGATGGTATAATTACAAGTGAGCACTGGAGAAAAAAAATGAATTTAACAATGGATCAGTTAAAAGACAAGACAGTAATGGCATTAAAGGCATATGCAAAGAAAAACAATATAGAGTTATTTGAAGCAAATACTAAACTTGAAATTTTAGAAATTTTGGCTAGTTGGATTCCGCCAGAACAAACAGAAGAAACTGCAGAAAAAGCAGGTAAAAATAAAGATCTAACAAACAAAGTAGCATTATATTCAGATAGAAACCTTCATATGGATAGTCTGGGTGCATTGAGCGTGGGGTATAACATAGTCTCAAAGGAGGCATCGGAAAAGTGGCTTACTCACAGGTTAGTACGAATAGCACAACCTGAAGAAGTAGCATCTTATTACGCTAAATCATAATGTCAACAATTCTTCGTCTACCACCATATCCTTTAACTGTTAAGTATACAGTTCCAGATGCCAATGCCAAGTATGTCATAGTCATTGAAGACGTTGCAGAGCAGTCAGAAATTGCCGCCTATAGGACATCAAATGCTAGTAAACAGGTTAGTTATGTGTTAGATGATGACTTTATTAAATACGATAAATCCTATGCCTTAACAATTTATGAAGATTTAGAAGAAAGTGGCATGGTTGTAGCAGATCGTGGAGACATAGTTGTTGAAGATAACCTAGAGGTAAAGCGTCCATATGTAGACCCTACACTTTTAGCAGCAGCAAACAATCAAACATCTGCAACAGAGATTGCGAAATATGTAGAGTATGAAAACTTAGCAAGAACAATCATTGATTCAATAACTGGTGGTTTTTACTATGAGCGTGAATTTGTTGAAATTGTTGGGCAAGAGGTAGACTATATTCCACTTTGGAAAAAAGTACATAAAATATTAAGAGTATACGAAAACACAGAACTAGTTTATGACATATATAATCCAGATGGCCCAACTGTGGGAGATTACACATATGTAATTACTAAAGATAAAACTGCACTTACAAAAGATCCAACAGCGTCAGAGGGTGCAATAAATAGAGCAGAGCGACGACCATCAAGAATTCCGATTGGTACGTCAGATTCTTTTTCACTTTTTGATACAGAAGACAGTGGAAACACCATGACCGTAACCCCTGGAGTAGCATTTCCAACTGGAATAGATCTTATATTATTATTAGAAACTGGATACAAAGTAGTACCTATTGATATTCAAGATGCAACAAAATTATTGGTTGAAGATATTAGATGTGGTAAGTTAGATTATTATAAGAGATATATTAAGAACTACAGCACTGATCAATTTAAAATTGAATACGATAAAAGAATGATTGAGGGTACTGGAAATATTATTGTAGACAAGATTTTGTCTAAATATGTTAATAATATTGTTCGTCCTGGAGTATTGTAATGGATGCATGCGAAGTTACAGACTTTATGTTTCCAATGAAGGCTGACATCTACTTTCCTATTCTTGCACAAGGTGAATATGGACAACCTACAAAAAATTGGGTATACGATAGAACAATTACCTGTAATGCTACATCTGTAGGTGGGCTAGGGTCAGAAGACGTAAAACCAGATAATTTTTTAAAATACGAAAACAAACTTATTTCAAGAACAAAAGAAGACCCAAGACTTTCTTCAAACAATGCAAATAACGCAACAACAAACATACTTATAGCAAATATCAGAGATGCATCTGACAATATTATTTACAAAGAAACAGCAGGAGTAAGATCGGGTAGGGGAACAATCTATGAAGTAGCAACAGTTGAACCGTTTGCTGGCCCATTCGGATATACAGAATATTATAAAATGTTATGGCGCAGGGCTGAAAATCAGACTGTAGGTGATTAGTGATAGCAAGAACAAACACAGCATCTTTCACTAAACAAATGAATAATATAGTTAATTATTCTTTTGGGTTTTTAGAAGGCGTTGATCGTGGTAAAAAAATATTTTTTGATAAATTAGGTACAGGTGCTATTCAAGCATTAGCACAATACATTGACGTACAAGCCAGAGCCAATCCAAAAATGTTACACCATGTTTATGAGTGGAATCAGGTTAGCAGTCCAAATGCAAGACTGTTCAATTTAGGCTACACCGTTAGCAATTTAGGACTTTCTGTTAATTCTAAATTTAAACAATCAAGAAGTGTTTCCGAAAATATGACTACTCCGTTTTATAATAAAGCAAAAATTATGGAAGAAGGAATTCCAGTAACAATTACTCCAACAAAATCCAAAGCATTAAAGTTTAATGGACCAAGTGGAGAAATATTTACAAGCAAATCAGTCAAGGTTGATAATCCAGGAGGAGACTTTGTTGTTGGTAGTTTTGAATCTGCTTTTGATGAGTTTATGACTAGATATTTTAAACAATCTTTTTTGAGAGCATCTGGAGTTTATGACTATATTAAAAAACCAACACTATATAAGAAAAACTTTAAGGCTGGTTCAAAAGCGGGTAGAGGCAAGGGAATTGACACAGGCTTTAAATGGATAACTAATGCAACAATTGGGGTAGAATAAGACTATGGCGATATTAACTGATACTGGATTTCCACCAACATTTTTAAACAGATACATTCTATCTGAGTTAGAGCATTATGAACTTATAGCAGAATCAGAGCAATTAAGTCCAATGGTTCCAGCACAGTTTCCAACAAATATTGAAGATTTGTATAACGACAGTATTCAAATTAGACAAACAGAAAGCCCTATCCTAATTGTTTATGATAGATTAATGAGATTTAGACCTACTCCGTTTTATTTACAAAAAAGAGAACAACTGATATATTTTATTTATTCTACAGATGTTGGCAAGTTGATAGATACTGTTCGTGTTATCTCCAATGCCCTTGATCGTGAAGACTCCTCAGCAGAGGACGTAAATAGATACAATATTAATAATCCTATATTAAATGCTAATGCAGACATTTCTACCCCCTTTAATATCATGTTTCATAGTACCAGGGTATATCAGGCCGACGAAAGCAGGGACGTAGCAGAATTAGCCTCAGCAAGAACCCTCTTTGTAAACAAGTTGATTGTTGAATATGACTATCATGTTGCGGTTGACTCCGACTCTCGGTATACATAAAAAGCGGTATAATTGGTTTTAGAGGAAACACGCCAAACAACTTAATAAATACTTTATGAAAGAGGTGAAATAATATGCCATATAGCCGTGGTACGTCAAATAACATTATCGTGGGTGCAGCAGCATTCTTTATTAATGATACAACTTTGACTCCATCAACTTTAGCGTCACAAGCAGTAATTGATTCAAGTGAGTCTTACAAGGAAACACTTACATCATCCGCTACTTATACCAACGTGGGTTACACCATGAATGGTTTAGAATTACAATTCCAACCAGACTTCGGTGAAGTTCAGGTAGATCAAGTTCTTGACGTTGCAAGACTATACAAGCAAGGTATGCAGGTAAATCTTGCTACCGCTTTTGCTGAAGCAACCCTAGAAAACTTGCTCGTAGCATTAGCATACTCTGATGACAAAGTTACAGGAAACAAAAATGCATCTACAGGTCAAACACTTAACCTGAGTGCAGGAGACATTGGAGATGTTCCAGTAGAACGAGGAATCGTTGCTGTTGGTCCAGGATCTGGTGACCCAGCAACATTTGCGGATAAAGAACGTATCTACGCAGCATACCGTGCTCTTTCAATTGAGAACGTAACTGTGTCAGCAAAGCGTGACGAACCGTCAATGTTTGAAGTTTCATTCCGTCTTCTTCCTGAAGATACATCAGGTTCCTATGGTAAGATCATTGATCGTACCTATGGACAATCATAATCTAAACTTAGATTAACCTAAAACCCACCTTTAATTAGGTGGGTTTTTTGTTTTGCCTATGATAGAATAGAAAGATTATGGCAACAACCGTTTATAAAAATAAAATAATTAAACTCGTTGATGGTACAGAACTAGAGATCGTTCCATTAAAAATAAAATATTTACGTGAGTTTATGGAGGCATTTGAGTACGTTAAAACTGCCAAAAATGATGATGAAGCCATAGATTTTTTAGTTGAGTGTGTAAGAATTACAATGAAACAATATTATCCAGATATAAAATTAACAAAATCTGATGTAGAAGATAGCCTTGACATGCCCACTATATACACAGTATTGGATATTTCTGCGGGTATAAAAATTAATCAAAAATCTGAAGAAACAGTAAGAGACCAGGCAACAGACAGTGGCTCAAGTTGGTCAGAGTTAGATCTTGCTAAAATTGAGTCTGAAGTATTTTTATTAGGTATCTGGAAAGATTATCGTGAATTAGAAGAGTCATTATCTATGCCAGAACTAATTGCAACTTTATCAAGTCGCAGAGAACTTGACTATCAAGAAAAAAAGTTTTTGGCTGCAATTCAAGGGGTAGATTTAGATGCTCAGTCTGGAGAATCAAAGGGGCAAAAAGAATGGGAAGATATGAAGGCTAGAGTTTTTAGTCAAGGCAGAACAAAAGATAGTAATGACATCTTGGCTCTTCAAGGACAAAATGCCAGAAGCGCAGGGTTTGGTATTGGTATGGGCTTAGATTACGAAGATTTAACAAAATAAAATAATAAATTTATGATAAACTATAAGAATGGGGAAAAATAAAAAATGAAAAAAAATTTTTGGAATTCGGTTTGGTCTGGAAATCATTCATATGTTAGTAAAAATAATACAAAAGAATTACCTTGGGAAACATATAACTATGATAAAAATTTAGAAGAATTTGTAAATCAAATTAATATTAAAGAATATGACGTTCTTGAACTTGGATGTGGGTCTGGATATGACACATTATTCTTATCAAAAGTAGCAAAAAACGTAACGGCAATTGATGTATCTGAAATTGCAATAAATATTGCAAAAGAAAATAATGTAGGCAGGAATAACGTAGAATTTATTGTAGGTGATTTACATTTTGATTTGCCAAATAAAGAATATGACCTGATATACGATAGGGGCTGTTTTCATAATAATTTAGATATAATTAATACCTATTTTAAAATTTTGCACTCAAGGCTAAAGCCTGGAGGCAAGGTGATTTTAATCTCTGGCAACTTAAACAATAAAAATAATAAATACACTACCCCAGATGCTGTTAATATTGCGGCAGTGGAGTTCCCATCTTCTGGCCTATTTCATATAAAATATGTTAAAGAGATAACTCATGAATTAAATAAAAACTATGAAAATTGTTTAGGCTGGTTTTTTGTTTTAGAAAAGGTAGACTTTTCCCTTTAATTGCGTCCTATAGCCAGTTTTTAAAGCCTTCAAGCATCAATAATACTTATAAAAATAAACCCTTTGCATGCTATAATTAACATAACCTATAGGAGGAAATAATGGCAACAACTACGTATGAGGAAAGCACTCTTACATTGATTGATGGCACAAAGGTTACAGTACGTCCTCTAAAAATCTCTCTACTTCGTCCATTTATGAAGAAGTTTGAGGGTGTGGGAGCAGTGGCGGAAGATAACGGCAAGTCTATGGACATTCTTATGGAGTGTGTGCAGATTGCAATGAAACAGTACAAGCCAGAACTCTCAGAAGACGTAAAAAAACTAGAGGAGAATATTGATCTCCCAACTGTTTACAAGATCGTAGAAGCAGCATCAGGTATTAAACTTGCTGAAGTTTCAGACGTTCTTGGCGTAACTATGGCTGAATAATTAAAAGAGGTGTGAAACTAAATGGCTGATGTTAATGCTAATATTGACATTAATATTGATTCGTCTAATGCATTATCACAGTTAAAAGCATTACAACGTCAAATATCGCAGTTTCACACCTCAATAGCCAAATCAAGTGAGGCAGCAGCCCTTGCTCAAAAGGGTCTACAAAAAAATCTTTTAAATAGTATTAACTCTATTGGTGCGTTTAGTGCCGAAATGCGGACAGTTAAAACATCTGCAGAAGCATTTACTAATTCGCTAGAAACAAATAAATTTTCAATGCGTGAATACTTCCGCTATGCGGGAGCATCTACAAAAACATTTGGTCGTCTTTTTAAATCAGAGTTTGACACAATTGGCAGGGTAGCCGAAGAAAGAGTTAAGAGACTACAGACCCAATACATTAAGATGGGTCGTGATACCAATGGTGCAATGAAGGCAATGTCTATCATGCCTACACAGTTGGATATGGGGGATTACAATACCAAGATTCAGGTAGCAGCACAGAAACAAGCACTATTTAATCAATTAATGAAGCAAGGATCTACCAATCTATTAAACTTTGGTAAGAATACACAATGGGCTGGTCGTCAGTTAATGGTTGGTTTTACCTTGCCATTAATGCTTGTAGGCTCAACAGCAACAAAAACTTTTATGGAGATGGAAGCCCAGGCCCTTAGATTTAGAAAAGTTTATGGAGATTTATTTACACCACAACAAGAAACTAAAGAAGCACTAGCAAACATTACAGAACTAGGAAAACAGTTTACAAAATATGGTATTTCTGTTTCTCAGACAGTAGGTTTGGCAGCAGAGGCTGCAGCAGCAGGTTTTCAAGGTTTAGATTTACAGCGTCAAACAGCACAAGCAACACGTCTTTCTATTCTTGGTCAAGTTGAAAGTCAAAAGGCTCTTGAAACAACGATATCATTACAAAATGCTTTTGGTATGTCATCCGAAAAACTTGCAGAATCAATTGACTTTCTTAACGCAGTAGAAAACCAAACAGTCGTATCCCTTGACGATATTACTACAGCAATTCCAAAAGTAGCACCAGTTATTCAGCAATTAGGTGGAGATGTAAAAGATTTAACATTCTTCATGGCTGCTATGAAAGAAGGTGGAATTAATGCATCAGAAGGTGCAAACGCACTTAAGTCTGGTCTTGCAGCATTAATTAATCCAACTGGAAAAGCATCTGACATGCTTGCAGGGTTTGGTATTAATGCAACAGCAATTGTTGAAAAAAATAAAGGTGATTTAAAAGCAACAGTAATAGAATTTGCTAGCGCTCTAAATGCTTTAGATCCACTTTCTAGAGCCAGGGCAATTGAACAGTTATTTGGAAAGTTTCAGTTTGCTCGTTTGTCAGCGCTTTTTGCTAACGTAACAAAAGAGGGAAATCAGGCTTCTCGTGTTCTTGCCTTGGCAAATTCATCAGTAGAAGAATTAGCAACACTTTCCGAACAAGAATTAGGAATGACTGCAGATTCTGCAATGAATAAATTTAAAAAGAGTGTTGAAGACCTTAAGTTTGCCCTTGTTCCAGTCGGTGAGGCTTTCTTACAAGCACTTACACCAATCGTTGAATTTGTTGGTGGAATTCTTGAAAAGTTTGGCAATCTTTCAGACGGAACTAAAAAGTTAATTACATTATTAACAGTAGGGCTTGGTGCCGTTGGTCCTGTATTGCTTATGACGTTTGGTTTGCTTGCAAACGGTATTGCAAATATTATCAAACTATTTTTAACATTACGTGGAGGATATCAAAGATTAACTGGTCAGTCACAAATGCTAGGGGAACAAACCCAGTATATGACCATGGAGCAATTAGATGCAGCAGCAGCAGCACACTCACTTAATCAAACACACGCAAACTTAACACAAACATTTACTGCTGAAGTAGCCCAAATAAATAAACTTATAGCAGCATATAACTCAGCAGCAGGGGCAGCAAGAAACTTTTCAATGAATAATCCTGGAATGATGATGCCAGGACGAAGTGCTAAAAAGTTTGCGAGTGGTGTTGTTTCAGTACCAGGGCCAAAGGGAGCAGGCGATGTAGTTCCAGCAATGCTATCTCCAGGAGAAGCAGTTATTCCAACAGACATGGCAAAGAAGTATGCACCATTAATTAATGCAATGATTGCAAATAATATTCCTGGATATCAGGTTGGTAAAGGATTTAAGAATGCAACAATGTTTTTGCCAGAATCAATTAACACACTTATGGGTCAGTCAAGTGGAAAAGGAATTGCAACTGGAGATGTTTCTAAATATTTAGGTCAAGCAGGTGGATCATCAATGGCACCACTAGTTGCTGTCATTGCAAGAGAAATCAAGGTTGGTCTTAATAACCCTAAATTTAAACAAGAGTGGTCTACGATAGCAAGTCTTTTTGCACAAACTGCAACTGATGCATTAAATCAATCTGGAAAACAGTTTATTAAAGATGCAGATCTTGAAGAAATAGTTGTACCAGCACTTCGTGATGCAGCAAAGGGAATACAAATTGCTGGAAAAGATATTGATGTTGCACTTGAAAATGCTGTTAGTCAAATTAGAACAGTCGGTCCAGTAGGTGTAGGATCTGGATCTTTGGGCGGAATTGGAAGAACAACTTTTGCAGGATCATACAGAGGAGCAAGAACTGCAGCACAAAAATTTGCTTCAGAAGAAAATCCATCAGTATTCAAACAAACAGAGCGACTATCTCAGAGCAGAGGAAAAACTGTTAGGTCATTCCAAACATTAAATCCAATGCTAGATAAGTGGGAAGTTGCAACAATGTCCCACATCACAACATCAGTTACTGCAAGTGCAGAAGAATTAACAAAAAAGATGACTCCATATCTTGGAGATGTTGGAGAAAAAATAACCAAAGCAATTACAAAAAATATTTCAGATGGGGCAATTCAAGAAGCAAGAGCAGTACAACAGCCTTTTGCAAACTCACCACAGTTCCAGCCAAAAACAGATCTTAGAGGCGGTGGTTCCTATAGAGGAACAATTAGTAATTTTGCAACTCAAGAAACCATAAGAAAAAATCAAGAACACGCAAAACGTTTAGCAGATGCAGCAATTGCATCAACAGCACAAGCAGCAGGAACTCAATCACCATCCAGGAGAACTATTCCAATTGGAGAAGATATTGCTCGTGGTCTTGAAGTTGGAATGGCAAACAGGCAGGACGATGTTGCATTAGCAGGCTCTCAATTAGGTCAGGCTGCAACAGGTGGAACTGGCAGGGGATCTAGAAGGGCAGCATCTAGACCACAGGGCGCACCAGGTTTTATAGCGGGTAATGCACCTCAATCAGGAGTTAACTTAAACGATGTAGTAGCAAAAGCAAGAATGAACAGAGAAACACTTTTATCAATACAACAGCAAAAACGTATGGCAGCAATGAATCAAAGAATGGATAGACTAAATAGAGGTTTTATGTCTGGCACTTTTGCATTATCTGCCCTATCAGGTGTGGCTTCAATGGCTGGTGGAAATCTAGGAAAATTCTCTGAAATACTGTTTCAAATAACTGGACCACTTTTTGCTTTATCTTCTATCATTCAACTATTAACTGGAAACAAAATAGTTTCAATTATTTCTAAATTTAAAGGTGCTTTTGGACTTGCAAGTATTGGTTTGATAGTAGGTGTTGGAATTATAAAACTTGCTAATGATGCAAGAAAGAAAGAATTAGAGTATATCTATGGCCTTTCAAATGCAATGAAAACTACTACAGAGCAAGTTAAAACATTAGGTGATTTCTTTGGAGTAGTTCCTACAAAACTTCCATTTGAAAATAGGAATAGAGAAATTGTTGCAAAAGATACAAGAAGTGCAAGAGACAGACTAAGAGCAGATGAATCATTTAAAAAACAGTTTGCTCCAACAATTAAAACACTTTCTAAGTCTACAGCAGACGAAGCACAGTTAGCATTTACTTCATTAGCCCTTAATCTTAAGGCACAAGGTTTTGCCAGTGAACAGATTCAAACAATAGTTGATGCTCTTCGTGAAGAAGCAGGTAGGACAGATGTTAAGTTAGATGTTAAATCATTAAACTTTTCTGCAGAATCAATAAAAAGTTTACAAGGTCAAATTAAACCACTACTTGAAAATTTAGGGCAGCAAGTAATAAGTGGTGGCATAAAACAAGTTACGCAACAAAGTCGTGCTACAGGAGAACTTGTTACGTATACAGAATTTACAAATGATGCAAGAAAAGCATTAGAAGAACTTGGCACTTTTATTTCAGAAACCTCAAAATCTTCTGCTGGAATGTTTAGACTTGGAATTATTAGTGGAGAGCAGTTTGAAGCAAGTATCTATGGTGTATTAGAAACAATGAATGGTCTTGAGGAATCAGCAAAAAAGGTTGCACTAATAGAAATATTTAAAAAACTAGATGTTAATGCAGCCCCATTCTTAAAAAATCTTCAATCAGCAAAACAACAGATGATGTTGATTGCTCTACTAAGTTCTGGAGTATTAAATAAAGATAGTTCAATTTTTAAAGCACTATCATCAAAAGATGCAAAAACAAGAGGTAGAGGAATAAATGTATTAACAAGAGCATACAACGACCTTTTTGGTGCAATTGAAAAAGTTAATAAAGAAGATGCAAAAGGTGGCGCAGGTGGCGGTGCTGGTGGTAAAGGCAAACCAAATGCACTTCAAGAAAGAATTACAGCAATTCAAAATCAAACAAAAGCCTATATCATACTTCGTAATGCAAAAATTGATGAAGCAACCGCTACAGAATTATCAAATGACGCAGAGATAGCATCTTTAGTTATTGCAAGTAGCAAAAACAAATCATTAACACAAATTATTGAATTAATTAACAAATATAAAGCAGCAATAAAAGGACAGGCAGATGCTGAATTAAAATATATGGAAAAGCCAAATTTATTTAAAAAACAGTTAGAGCGATATCAGGCACAGGCAGATCTTAGAGATAAAATAATTGATATTCAGTTTGCACCTAAGATAAAAGCAGAAAATGATGCCTTAAAAACTCAAGAAAAGAATTTACAAAAAGTAAATGATGAAATTGAAAGAATTACAGATTCTCAAATTAAACCAATACAGGCCACAATTGATGCAAATAATTTTGCTCTTGAATCAATATCTTTACAAGAAGATGCAATTAATGAAAAATATAATACACAGATAGAGGCTTTAGATAAAATTGCAACCATTAATCAAGATATTTCAAATATTCAAAAACAAAGACTCTCTATCGCTGATGCACTTACTCGTGGAGACATATCTGCTGCTGCACAACTTGCTCAAGAGGCAAGGGCAGAAAATGCATCATCTGCCGTAACTGGACAAAAAGAGGCTTTAACAAATACCCGTGATGCTCAAATTAAAGCACTTGGACGAGTTGCAATTGAAAAACAAAACAAAGAACTTCAATTACAAATTAACACAATTGAAAAAGAATCGCTATTAACTTTGCAACAAAAGAAAGATACAATTGAAACTACAATTAATTCAATTAATAGAAATATTCAGGCATTAAATTCTGAAGTTGATGTACTAAAAAATGCTGCTTTGTATGCTGGAAAAACTAAAGAAGAAATTGATAGTCTTGCTAGACTTATTGAAGCAGCAGAAAAAGCAGGCATTCCGTTTAATGAATCACTTTTAACTCAGGCAGGATCTGCTGCAGCACTTGCTAAAGCATTAGGTGATGCGGTAACAAATCAAAAAAATCTAGCAAGTCTTTCAGGATTATCAGGAGGAACTGGATCAACAGCAACAGGTGCTGGAGGAAGTACAGTTACTGGAACTAAAGTTGTTGATGGAAGAACTGTTGTAACTAGTACGTCAGGTACGGG